TATTGATGAAATTATTGCAACTATTATTCTTCCACCAACCTCTAATACTGGAATAAGCATATTGAAAGCAATTGAAAATTCTTGCATCGCTTTACCTAAAACCCACATTGCTCCTGCCATTATCAGCATTGCTGCTGCTCCTGCTATTATTGCAACAGTACCTACACCTGAAGTCATTATAGTACCTAATAGCATTACTGCTGCTACCAATGCTAACATAGATACAATTCCCATCGCTACACCTTCCCAAGATACACCATCTGAAAACTCTTGCATTGCTTTAGCCATTATGAATACAGCACCTGCAATTAAAACTAATGCAGCACCACCTTCCAATAATTTCTTAGTATCCATTTTTTCAACACCCTTACCAACCTTCTCGAGCATACTTGGACCTTTGTCCTTCTTTTTACCAAACCCTATTTTACCCATAATTCCATCTTTGGCTTTACCTAACATACCACCTGCTGGCTTTAAGAATTTTTTCCACAATAATATAGCACCACCAACAGCAACAACAGCAGTTAAAATATCAGCAATGGTATCACCCATACCACTTGCTTCTTCATTAGTACTTCTGAATACACTTGTAATTGAACTTATTACACTAAAAATTTCACTTAATACGTTAAATGCAATTTTTAATGGAACGAATGAAATTTTTACGAGAGTGCCTAATACTTTAAATGTACTTTTTATTGCATTCATAATACCATCCATCTTGTCAGTATCACTTAAAAATTCTTGAATATGTTTAGCCAAATCACCCAAAGGACCTGCAACCATACCAGTTATAACATCCTTTATTTTAGTCCAAATGCCCATTATAGATTCATTTACAGTTGCTGTATTTCTCGATCTAATCTCTTCTTCTGCCAATTGTTTTAAATTTCCTTCGTTTAATTCTCCACTTTTTATTCTTGCTTGTAACTCTTCATTACTGAGATTTTTAATGTCAGTACCTAATTTTTTTTGTAATTCTCCTTTTTCTAAAATTCCCTGCAATTCGTCCTTTTGCATTCCTAAAGCATCAGCCATTGCTTGTTTTGCTAACCCATCCATTTGATTAAATTCTTCTAAAGAACCTGCTTGATTGAGAATTTCTTCCATCATTCCTGCTTCATCGCCTGCAAGTTTGAGTTGTCTTGCTTTGTCAAGATTTAGATTTTTCCCAGTAAGCACTCTTGCTTCCATTTCTTTTGAAAGTGAACTTTCTATGTCTAACATTCCTTCACCAATTTCAGACATTCTTTCTAAACTTGTTCCTAATGCTTTTGCTTTTGCAGTTGCTCTTATTAGTTCAGCAGTATTACCTTTAAAGGTTGCTATTAAAGATTTAGACATACCTCCTATATCTTTCATAACTGCATTCATATCCATAGACGTACCAGTCGCTGCTTCCATATGTTTGCCTACGAGAGCAGTAGTTCCAATCAATTCTTCAGTTGAAACGCCTAATGATGCAGCAGCCTCTTGAAAGTCACTTGCTTCTTTATTGTTCATACCAAATCGATCTGTCAATTTTACTTGCATATCAAGATATTCTTTGGCATTGTCATTCATCTTTTCACCAGTTGGTAACATTCCACCAAGTGCTTCTCGAGCACCTTCCATAGCAGCCAAATACTTCTCAGAATTTATTGTAATGTCATTCGTTGCACCTGCTAATTCGTGTGCTGTTTTAAGTTGCTCTCTACCTTGATCTGCAGTTAATCCTTGAGTTTTTGCAATATCCATTGCTTTACCATCTAAATCAGCAAATACATCATATAATGCTTTGAAAATTAGCACTACACCTGCTATCAATGCTACCCATCCTAATGTGGCTAATTGTAGTCCTTTCATAGCCTGAATACCACCACTTATACCATCTTGCATAGTAGCACTTATTACATCATTTATTTGATTTTTAATTCCACCAAAGTCAAATGCTGAAGATAGATATTTTCCAACTACTGGTAGGTTTTCAGCAAATCCAAACATCTTATCTGCCATTCCATTTATGTCAGACCTTATATGTTCATATTTTTCTTGATGTTTAATTAATACTTTTGACTGCTTGTCTTGTGCTTCTAAACTTTTTAAACTAAGATCCAATGATTGTTGTTGTTTCTTGAGAGCGAAGGCTTTTTCAAAGTTACCTTCTTTTTCATATTTGTTTATTTTATCAATTATTTGAAGTTGTGCAAATTTTATTTCTTTTGATTTTTCTGATATATCAATTTCTTTTACTTTATTTTTTAACAAATCACTTGCTGAAAGTGCAAGTTCTTTGCTATTATCCAATATACCTTCATTTATTTTCTTTATATTACCAAGCAAATCTTCAACTTCACCATATTCATTTCCAAATGCTGCTGCAACAGTTACCTGTTGCTCTTGAGAACTAAGAATATTTTCTTGTTGTTGTTTTAAAGTATCAGATAATTTAGAAGTTGTGTTAAAATTACTTATCCTGGTTTTTTCTTGCTCTGATAAATGAGTTGATAAACTATATTCTAATCCATTTATACCACCTAAAAGTTCTCTCTGTTCATTTGTAATCTCTTTTGCTTTTAACATTACCTCAGCCACTTCTTTCCAATTGACTTCAGTTGCATCAGTCAATCGATTTACCTTTTTAATAGCATCTTCAACTTCTTTAATGTCACTGACATCAATTACTTTTACTTTTTCTTTTTTTTCTTCTTTATCTTTTATATCTTTTTTGTCTTTTGCCATTTAGAATTATATCTCTTTAGTGGATGGTAGTAATTTGTTAAATTTAATAAATATTACTAATAAACTCCTTGATCTCTATATTTTTTGATTATTTCTTGCATTTCATCCCAATCATCTTGAATACCTTTCTGTAATTTAATTATCTCAGGATCTTTTTGTAGTTGTTTTCTTATTTCATCCCCTCTTTTTGCAGCAATTTTACCAAAAACTGAACTAATTAAATCACCTAATATACCTTCACTCATCAAATTACGTTTTACTTCTTCTCTTATTAATTGTTTTAATTCACTTCTTTTCATATATTTCTCCATTTTATAGTTTTATATAAATACAATAAAAAACAAAAACCTATATTAACACTGATTAATATAGGTTTATTATTATTTCCTGATATTAGGGAGTTTAGGTTTAGGAATATTGTTATATTTGGAAATATTAGGAGGTTTGGCTTGTGGTAAATTACGTGCTGATTTCTTTTGTCTTTCTATTTCCTGTTCTTCTTCCTTATGTTTTTCCATTATCATCTTCAAAAATGATCTTCTAACATATACTGGCATATTATATACACTAAAGAAATCAAATCCACCCTTACCAAAATAACATAAATCAAATATTTCTTTTAAATAGTGAATTCTGGCAGTTTTTTCAGTCCAAGGTTGCCATAAATAAGGTATTCTTTTGAATCTTTCCTTATCTGCCAGAGTTTCTATTCTACCATTCTCCAGTTCCGTATAAGAATTCCTTTCCAAAGGGTATATCCATCTCTCTCTCGCCTCCAGTTTCATCTGAAACAAACCAAAACTTTAATATAGCACCTGGAGCAATCTTTTTAATATAATTTCTGAAATCTCTTGAATCTAAAGCAATTAGTTCTCTATACATTTGCTTAATTTTATTTCTATCAGTTTCTCCATCAAAATTTAAAATTATTGAAGAGTAGTTTTCAGATAATGTATTATCAACTGCATTCTTTTTATACTTTTCCTTTTTTAAATTTGCTTCATTTTCTTTTTGTTTTTTACCAGTCATTAATTGAAATGTAATAGTCTTTTTACATTTAGGAAATGTATATTGAAATTCATTTTGGTTTTGGAACAAATCCTCATCAATTTCTTTGAATTCAATCTTAGATAAGTCAATGCTAACTTCTTGATCTTTGCCTGAAAATGGATCTTTCATTGTAAATTTATATTCTGCTCCATATCCCATTACTCTTGCTGCTATCATAAGCCAATCTTTATCCTGCACAATTAAATCGTCTGTATCTATTGGATCAACCACTAACGACTTAATTAATTTGTCTATCATAGTACCATCTCTCAACAAAGCATCTGAAGTTAGTATATCTTCTTCTTTTGCTGTCATATACTTCATTGTAATTTGTCCACTTGATAATAAACTGTCTTTTGGATATACTAATCCCTTAGATGGTAAATCTATTACCTCTGTTGGACCAGTATATAATGAGTTTATTTCTGCATTTCCTTTTTTTTGGTATGCTCCTTGAATTAATTGTTGTTTTAATTCTTCAGTTGATATTGCTGCATCAACTCCACCTACAGTTTTTTGTTCTGACATAAAACTTCCTTAAAATAATAAAACATTTTGAATTTTCTAAATAAAATACAATAACCTGTAAATTTTTTTATTTCTTTAGTAAACTTATAATTCCATTTGCAATTGTTTTTGCAGCAGTCTTGTAACTCTTTACTGCACTACTTGATGAATTGGAAAGCATTAATAGATAATTTGTATAATATGATGCATAAGGTATAAAGTCTTTTTTATATGATTTTAAAGGAAAAAATCTATCACCTTCTATTGAGAACTCTCCATCTTCATCCAATACATCTAATATATCATCACCCTTTTCAAATAATTTATCCAACTTAACAATCAATTTATTGTCCATTTGCTCCAAAGCACTATCTTCAACAAAAGTTGATAAATATCCACTAAAAGATTCGTTTAATTTTTTCTTTGAAGTTTCTTCTTTAACAACTTCTCTTATTATTTGTTTTAATTCAGATTTTTTCATTTTATTTTTCCTTTTTAATTTATTAATAAATACAAACATACAAAAAAAATCTCAAATATGCAACAGTTATATAAAAAAAGCCCAAAATAATTTGGGCTTTTAAATTCATATGCTCAAATGATTAGAATTGAAGTATTGCATAATCATATCTAATACCTAATGCTACTTCCATTACTGCTTCACCTGCTGACCAATCCAATCCACCAAAGTCTGCACTTGTAATAAATGCACCTTTCAATGTCCATTCTTCAACTATATCACCTGGAGGTCCAAAAACATTAACTGTAATGTCTTTTTTATAAAAATCTGAATAACCATCTCTACCTGTAACAGATTCGTGCTGAAGTCTAACCCATTCCATCGTTGCTTGTGCTGCTGAAGGAACAATTGGATCATATAATGTCATAGAAGTTGCTTGCCAAGTTCCTTTACCAGCAATGTATCTTTGAACGTTCATATGATCAAGTGTTATTTCTGCTGCTGCATAACTTGGCCTTGCTGCTGCTTTAATTAACCAAGCAGGTAAACCATCAACGAACAGAATATATCTATTTTGAGTTTTTGGTTGGAATTCAGTCCACATCATTTGCTGAGCATCTAATAATGGTGCTGCCATTTCATTGTCCTCGTTATTTCCATACTACAATATATCCCCTTTTGAGATATATCAATAAATACATTTGAATAAAAAAAAGCAGGACTATGTTTGTGGAGTATTTTTATTCCACATTAATTTAACATTACCACAATCCCAAATTCTATCATATCCATTATCAATCATATTTTGAAACTCAGTTTTTTTACTATCATATTCTCTTAGAACGTTTTGTAATTTATGTTTTTGGAACTTTTGTCTATTGTATAATTGTTTATAATTTTTAGTATAGAAATAGTTAGGTTGAGTAAACTTTTCAAATTTAAAACCCAATTTGGTATATACATTTCCATTAAAATACCTTATATCTGAAAACGTTTTTATTGATTTTGGAGAATGTGTCTTAATGAAGTATTTGAATAGTTTATCTCCACCTCCAATTACATTGTAATTTAATTTGTTGCAAAACCTATATATTTCGTACTCTGCATCTTTACCATATCTATTTCTCCCAAATGTCATAATTGATATTAATTCACCTTTATAGTATAATCCATATCTAATACTTGAGTTATCTTCACCTTGTAAGTGATTTGCATTTAAAAAAACTCTTGTCTCTTCTACGTTAAGTTTGGATATGTGTGTATTTCTTGCATATATTTTATTAATATTAGCATTTAGCCTGTTTCTTAATATAGATTTCACAATATCCTTTTTATAATTCCATTCGTTGTCAAATATATGGATTAACTCATATCCTTTTTCTTTCATCATATTTGTTTTGTCAATGTGATAATTTGCATCCTTATTTCCTGAGACTTCACTATGAAAATATACACCATTCATTTCTATTCCTAACTTGTATTCTGGAATCACTATATCTATCTCATAAGGTGATATTAAATCTCTAACGTTGTATAATATCTCACCTTTGTAAATGGAAGATAAAAATTCCTTCAATTCTTGTTCAGGTTTAGATGATATGGTAGGATTGCAATAATTGCATATTGGATATTCACCATCACTTAGATAACTTTCGTATTTATTATTACATTTATTACATCTAAATTCATATTTAGTTCTTATCCAATTCCCATCTATTAAATTTTTAGTGCAATTGTCTATTTTTGATAATATTTCTATATTATTTAGTTTACAAAAATCTAATATCCTATCCACTTTTTGTTTAATTTTAAATTTTCCTAATTTATTTCTATTTTTTGGCAATTTATTTACATTGTCAACGCCATATCGTTCGATAGTAGTTTTAATTGCCCTTTCTCTATTATTGTAATGAGGATTAGAATATTTTTTTAATTTCGTATCTTTAATTTTATCATAATTTATATATTTTTCATTTTCGTATCTTTCTAATCTCGTTTTTTTAGATTTGATCTGTATTTCTTCATAATCGTATTCACCTTCTTCGTGTTTCTTTTTAATTGTATTCTTAAATTGTTCTGTTTTTGAATAATGCTCTACTCCATATTTATCTATAAATGCTTTTTTCATACGTTCTAATCTATTCTCCTTTTCACCTACTGCTGCTTCCTTATTGCTAAAGTATTTTTGATATCCAATTTTATAATCTATAAACTTTGTAGGTTTCTTTGAAATAGGACATATGTTATTTCTTCCAAATATTGCCACATAACACTTTTCCTTAAATGAATTTCCTTCAAAATTTACATTTATATATTCATATAAATTAGGATATCTGCTCTTAATCATTCTTGAAGAAGATCTAATATTATCCAATATAAATTCATTTAATTGATTTTTAATTAATTTTACAGTCATTTCTTGATCTTAATTAGTAATACATTTGTAGTTTGTACATATAAATACTGTTGAATAAAAAAAAGCAGGACATAAAGTCCTGCTTTATTTGTAAGTTATGTTGTTTGCTTATTCAGCAAATACTGCACCAGTAGGTTGTATATTAAATCCAATGTTAATAAATTCTGCTGTTTTAGTAGGTTGTAAGTATATTTCCCCAACTAATATGTTTCGATCGATGACTTCGTTAGTATTGTTTGTCTCGTCCATTACCACTCTAAAATCATATAAACCTTGTCTTTGTCTAACTCTCTCTAAATAAGGGTTTACTATATTAATAAATTTATTTCTTGTTTGAGTTGTATTTTGCTCAAATACCAAATATAATGCTGATGAAGAAATAAATTTCTTAGTTGCAATTAATAATCTTCTAACATTAATTCTGTCAAATGCTGAAGGTCTTGATTGTAATGTTTTTTGTCCCCAAACAGAAATATTAACACCAGTAGTAGTTTTAAGTGGATTAACTTTTCCTTTATACAAATCACCTAAATCATCTGTTCTTAATACTTTTCTTGTCTCAGTTACTTCAGTTAAAGCACCTCTATTTAAACCTGCAGGAGAAAACCAAGGTTCACTCACTTTATCTGTATAAGCAAATACTGAAGGAATTACTACTGATGGAGGACACCAAGTTGGTTTACCAGTACTTGGATCTTCTATTTTAACCCAAGGATAGTATGTACCTGCATAATTAGTATCTAAAGTTTCAACTGTTGCTACTGCTGTTGCTACATTAGCATCTATATCAAATCCATCCATAATATAGAAACAGTCAGATCTCTCTTCTGCAACTGTAATTGCATAGTTTGTAATGGATGGGTGGAATTGGTGTAATACACCAGGAGTTACAATCATATTAATATCATAAGCATCTGCATTAGATACAGCATCTAAACCTCTTTTGAATGCTGTATATCCTGATGCATTAACAGAAGATATATCATACCCTTGTGTGTTTGTTGCTGTAATTTTATCTCCCATTAATTTTCTTAAATTAGGTTTCCAACCATCAAACCCACCTTGGAAAGGTACAATAAATTTTCTTGTTCTTTCATCAGTTTGAGAAGTATTCAAGTTAATTGAACCACTATATGGTGAACCTAATGAAGGATAACCTGCATCTGCAGGTTGATTGTAGTTAGATAAAATAAAATCAGCATTCGAACCTGTAGTTTGTAAAGCAGGTTTAGGTAATGCTGATAAATAATTAAGATTGTCTGTTCCATTAAAATCAAAATTAAATCCCCAATAAACATTCTTATTATATATTCCACCTGAAGTTTGTGAAGTTACATAAGTTGCTGCTGTTGGTTGAGTATATGTATTTGGAATTGGAGAATAAAGTGCTCTAAATCCAAATGGAACTAACTGAGTTGAAATTGATTTTGCTTCAACATCTTCATTTAACTCTACTCTCATATAAGAAGATCTGTTTTTATATTCCCCATAATATTCAATATCTCCATTACTATCAATTTTCTCATATTTAGTACCTATCATTTTTCCTATATATAAAGGAGAGTCAGGATCTAAGTTACAAGTAAATGATTCTAATATCAATGGTTTAGTATCACTGTCAGTATATGTGAATGGAGTATTAGTTATATTATCTTGATCAACTCCTCTAACTTCAACTGTAAATTGTCCATATTCACTACCTGGAATTGATCCTGCAGGAATAACATCTTTTATTCCAATTTTAATTTCAAAATTAGCACTATTTCCGTGAGATAGAGTTGCAAATTTGAATAAATTTACTTTATTTCCACCTACTAATTGTGATGTAATCCAAGGAGTGTATGCTTCAGAATATTCTTGACCAAAATCCCAATCAGTACTGTCAGTACTTTCCAATTCTAATAAAGTACTACCATCTTCTGCTAAAGAAGCACTACCTGCTTTTCCAAATAAAGTATATAGATATACTGGATCTGAAGTTTCAGCACTCTTACCAAATATTTTACCTAAATAATTGTCATTTGATGGGTCTATTGAAGCACTATAATCTGTTACTGTATATGTAAAGTCAGAATCTATGTTAGATTGGCCTGAACCACTTATTCTTATTACTGCACTACCTGATAGATTAGCAGATAATGTACTTTCATCCCAAGTATCTTCGTAATTTGTAACGATATATGAAGGATGTAATACTGCGATTGATCTTTTTCCGTAAGAACCTGATGCAACCACATTTACCACATTACTTTCATATCCACTCGTTCCTAAAACTCTAACGATAGTTGCTCTTTCACTATCTTGTAAGTAGTAATAAACTGAATAAGGTAAGTAAGATGTTCTTGAAGTAGGTCCAAAATATTTTAAATAATCATTCCAACTCTCAACGACAGTTGGAACAAATGCTCTACCTTTAGTAGTTGCTCCAATAAAAGCACCTCCTATCTCACTAATACCTTGTGGTAAAAATGTTTGATCCTTCTCTTGTGTAAAGACTCCAGGATATACGAAGTTTTCCATTTAATTTCCTCTTATAATGTATGATATTGCTTGTTGTTTAAATCAATTTGGCCTTTGCCATATTTTTCTTCTAATTGTGTATAAAGACTTTTTTCTTGATCGAGTAGTTTGTTATATTCTTCTAACATTCTTGTTTTTTCTAACTTTAACATTTCTATCGAGATTTCTGCTTGTCCTATCTCATTTGTNTTTATCTGAAAATTCTTAATAAGATTTTCAATTTGTTCAACTTCTTCATTCGTTAAACTTTTAATATTATCACTCATAAAATTACCTCTAATAAATAAATACAAAAAAAATTCGATTTTATTACCAAATTCATAAAAAAATTATATTTTTTTCAAAAAAAACTTATAAAATAAAAAACCCTAATGGATTATGTGACAATTCAATTTGCAGGTTTTCTGCAATTTCCTTTCTTGCTTCAATTTGAGATCTATTAGTCATTTTTTCCATCGTTTCTCTAAGTTGAGTAATAAGTTGTTCCTTCTCTTGTTGTGCTTCAGATATTAAGTCTGAACCATTCAATGATATTTCATTATTGGGTGATGGAACTGAACCAAATTTTGATCTAATTTGACCTAACATTCCTTTTGCAATTGCAATTGCATATTTTCTAATCCATTGTTTGCCAGTATCTGTTATATATTGGAAAGGTATATTGTAGTAAGGAACATTACTAAAATCTGAAATAGTACCACCATCTTCTTTCAAAGGATTAAATCTATCTTCATCTAAAATATATTCTATGTATAGAGTAAAACCTTCAGTTGGAATTGGAAATAACCTAAGCCTATTGTTTTTCAATTCAAATCCATAATGAGATTTTCTTATCATATCGTTGAATTCTATAGTTTGCATTCTTAACAAGTCCATATTAAGAGGCATCATCAGATAACTTGTTCCAATCCCCATATTTCCAAAACCAAATTGATTCATCAATTGTTGTGTTCCTAATAAAGGATTGAAAAATCTTGTTTGTGCAGGCATTTGATAGTGATGTACTGCCTTTACTGATATTGATTTACCACTTTCATACAAATCACTTATCATTTCATCTAAATTATAATCTTGAACACTTCCAGTAATAGGTATTGATACTCTCTTAACAGTTACATCTCCACCTACTCCTGCTTCTGTTCCATATTTATCTGCTAATTTTATAGTTCTTCCAAAATTGTCTGATATATTTCTACCAGTTAAATTTGAACCAGTAGGAGCACCTTTCAATACAAATATATGATCTTGTATATTATACTCATTTATTATACTTGAGAATTCTAATGTGGATTGTTCAATAGCAGAATATAACATACCACTATCCAACTCTACATCAACTATTGGATATCCTAAATTTGTTGCTATTTGCTTTGCCAGTAATGGTGCTTGCACTACAAAAGCAGGATCTTCGTCATAAATCCCCATAGCAGTTGAACCTGATACAGCAGTTGGAATTCCATTCCAAATTGTAATAGTTTGAGTTGAATTCATATTAGCAAATGCCCTCTTTTATATTAACTATAAGTAGTTATTTATCAAATTTTTCAATAAATTTATCAACAATAGGATGTCTATGATTTGTTGTTAATTCAAATGTAGCAAATCCTTCTAAACCTTCCCCACAATCTATCAAGTATTTCAATCCACTATCTGTTCTTTTCTTTAAATCGATTTGTCTTGAATCTCCACAAAAAATAAGTTTACTTCCTTTTCCCAATCTTGTAACTATCATCTCAGTTTGTTCTTTTGTAATATTTTGACATTCATCAATTATAACATAACTGTTTGTTTTTGTATGCCCTCTCATAAATGCAATTGGAGATATTTTGATATCTTCATTTTCTAACATATTTCGTATTTTATTTTTCTTAGTTGCATCACTACCATAACAAGCATTTATATTGTCATAAATAGGACCTAACCAAGGATCCATTTTCTCCTTTATATCACCTGGTAAAAATCCAATCTCTTCTTTTGAAACTGTAGGTCTTGTAATGTAAATTCTTTCTATATCTTCATTGAAAAAAGCATCTAAAGCACATATAGTAGCAACTAAAGTTTTCCCACTACCTGCCTTTCCAAATAAAACTATAATATCATTATCCAATATGATTTGTTTTGCAATTTTTTGTTCTTCATTTAGTTGAATATCATATTTGATTGGATTAATTCTTTTTCTTTTAGCCATAAAATAATTCCTTTTATTTTGACAATAGGTACAACCATAAATATCCAACTAATAAAATAATATAATATAATATAATATAATACAGTTTAACTTTTCATATGTGAAGAGTTACACCAAAACACCCATTAACTCTTCATATACCTAATAAATACCAGCAAAAACACACATTATATGTGGTGTTACTAATGATGCAATATACGAAAAAAAATCCATATATACAACAAAAAAAACCACTCTTATGAGTGGCTTTAATTAATTTGATCTTTAGTTCAGATTACATACCTAACTGAGATAATCCATCGATATATACTTTACCAAAGAATTCACCTCTTACTACTTTTTTAGCATATCTTGTCATAACACCTTTTCTTGGAGTGAAAGTGTTAGGATCATAGATAAGTGGTGTCATAATTAATGGAATGTATGGAGCATATACTGCACCAGTTTCTAAGAATTGTGCACCTCTATAACCCATTAAGATTGAGTTATCAAATTTGTAAGGGTTTTTGTAAACTTGAAGTTTACCACCAAATGAACCAATATTTTCAACACCAAAAGCAAACGGAGATGCAGATGTAGCATCTTGAGTGTTTTGTGATTTGAAACCATTCATTGATTCCATAATAGTAGCAATTTTTGGAGGAACTACAGCCCAGTTAGCACCACCTCTTAAAGTTTTTTGGTGAATAGTATTAGAAACGTTAGTTAATACTGTACCTAATGTTTGGAACCAAGTTTGTTGGTTATATGCAGCAGCCTGAGCAGAAACTGAACTATAATCAGTAAATCCTGTACCATTCCATACTCTACCAATTTGAGAAGACCAATATCCAACAGTCTTAACGTTATTGTCTAACATATCCAAAATTTCTAAATCAATCTCGTGAGCAATATACTCAGTTAACATAGATGTTAATTCTTCTTCAGCATTCACAACGTGGTATGCATTCAAATCCTGAGCAAATTCTGGTGACCATACTGCTTTCAACTTACGAGTTTGAGCAACAATCGGAATTGAACTCACCTCTAAGTTTACTTCTGGAATGTCGATTGGATTTTCTTGAGTTTTACCATCCTCAAAATCACCTCTTGTAATGTCAGTAGGTAATGTTTTATATTTAATTACTACGTCGTTTGTGAAACTACCACCTGAACCAGATACTAAGAAAGTAATGTAATCACCACTAACTTTAGTAAATTCAGGGTAGTAAGTAACGATACCAGTACCAGTAATGTGGAATGCTTTAGCAGCATCTTTGTCTGCATTAGCAAGAACATCTCCAGTTCCTGCAGCAACTGTAATAGTTGAAAATTCAGTTTCTAATAAACCTGCTTTTGAAGATGAGAATAATGTGTTGTAATTGTAATCAGCAACAGCAACTGAACCTGATTGATATTTAGTAGTAGCAGCAGTACCATTTGAAGTTTGGTTTGATAAAGCAGATGATGAAACATCATTTACTGAGTAACCATAACGACCACTACCATAAAGACCTTGACTTGCATCATTTGAAGTATTAGTAATACCATATAATGAGTCAGTTTGATCAGAATTAGGAGTAGTATTTGCTTCAAATCCAAATTGACTTGTACCATATTTAAAGTCTAAATAGAATATTAGACCAGATGGTAAAGACATAGGTTGAATAGAAACGAAATTTTGTGCTGCAATTTCACCAAAAATTCTTCTTACTAAAGGTAATGCAACACCTGACCATTCTTCTGAATTTGCTTGAGTTCCAGTTGAAGATGCTTCAGAAAGTAATTGTTTTGTTTGGTTTTCTAATAAGATAGCCATACCTGCTCTCTGATTTTTGTCTTCAATTCCCTCAAGTAAACCTAATTTCTGCCATTTAGAAATTAAGTGTTTTGATTCGTTCATTAAGTTCAATTTCTCATTTGATACTGAACCTAATACATTTTTAATAGAGTTTCCCATTGTTTTTTTTCCTCTTAATTAAACATTATTTATTTTTTTATATTCGCTAATCTTTGAAATTTCTCAACAATATCATCTTTGATAATATTACGATTTTCTGAAATTAATCTTCTATTATTAGAAACTTTTCTTGCTTCTTGAATAGGTGCTTTTTTTGTAATTCTATTTTTAGAAGATTGGTTGTAAGATTCTAAAAGAGAAGCATAAACTAATTTTGCTTGAGATACAGTAGTTGCTCTATCTAATATATCAATTGCTCTTGTTTTTTGACTTTCAGTTAAGTTGTATTTACCAAATAATTTATTAGTGAAAACTAATTTAGTATTTAATAAATTAACTTCCTTTAAAGTTCCAGTCAATTTGCTAATAGTTCTTTTTGCTCTACTTAATTGCTCTTCCAATTCTTCAACTTTATCTTCTAAGTCATCATCATCACCTAAATCTAATTCTATTTCTTCATCATCCATATCTTCACCTTCGTTCATTTCGTCTTCTTCGTACATATCGTCGTCTTCTTCAACTACGTCGTAGTTTTCTTCTTCTAATTCGTCAAGTATTTCTTGTAATTCTTGATCAATTTGATCATCCTCTTCTAAGTCTATATCCATATCCTCTTCTTCAAGTTCATCAGATACATCCTCAATTTCGTCATCTTCAATGTCAATAGAAATGTCTTCACCTTCGTGCATTTCTTCTTCCATTTCGTCCATCTCGTCCATCTCGTCCATTTCATCCATTTCGTCCATTTCATCCATTTCGTCCATTTCGTCCATTTCGTCCATTTCATCCATTTCATCCATTTCGTCCATTTCATCCATTTCATCCATTT